CAACGCTTGCCGTCAATTTCAAAGGAAAGTCCACTGCGAAACTTACCCTTTGATTTAACCATTTTAGACAGCATCCAAGAAAACCTGTCATCAGGACAAAGTTTCTTGTAAACGGAATGACTCGCGAGGAGCTGGTATCTCTCCACATGTTTGTCAAACCTCGAAGCATCAACAGAAACCACCGCCGGCTCTTTAAACTTGTCCCACTTCTTACGAATGAGTGCAGCTCGCTGATCTGGATTTAAACCTTTTACTATAACACGAGTTGAACTCCCACCTTGCCTGTGTAATAAGGAAAAGGCACGTTTCTCTATCGGTTTGATCCACTTTGCAATTTCCAAATTCCACTTAGGCTTTCTGGCCACAATTATACGTGGATCTGGAAGAGTATCTCCAGAAAAATCAGCTTTTTCAGCCTTGACAAAACATGCCAATTTAGCTGATTTTCCATCATTGGGAACAACCGAAAGTTCATCAAATGCTCTTTCGTACCTTGTCCTCCTAGCACCCTTGTAAGACTCCAGCACCCGCTCATACGACCACTCCTCGACAATGCCTTGGGATCGCAACTTATTGCAGATTTTACGCATCATCTTAGAGAAGAAGTACCTTCCAACCACAGTGGATGTAGGTGTCTTCCCGAGCACACGGGATGTCAGCCCAATGTACTCGTTGTGCACACAGGCTCGATGGACCTTTGGAACCCAGAGCTCCGGCCAACAGAGTCTGTACGGGCGGAATAAACAGCGACCGGCTTTGCAATCCCAATCAAAATGAGCAGATGTTAATCGACATCCTGCATCGAGAGGGCAAGGGCGCACCCTCCCTAAGCAGACACCTGCAGACTTGACTGGGCACCCCTAGCCGCTGTCCATTCGGACCCTTGCAAGTGACAATTGCAAGTGGCGGGCACGCATAAAAGCTCCAATCGTGCGTCTCCCCGTTACCACGTCCATGATACTCACCGGGTCGGCTATCGGAACATTCCCCGACGCAAGTTGCATTGAGGATTCAACCGCTAGCTTGGTATCATAAGAGCTCAAACTGGCAAGAGCTCTCTGCTCACTTGGACCCAGTTTAAACGCCTCAGCAACCGTCGTAGGAATAAAGTCCTCAGCGTGACGGTCTGAGACGTTATGCTCCTTGCACCACACAATGGCTCTATTGCGCAGTGTCAAAAGGAGGCCATAATCCCGTTTAACAAAACAGGAATAGAGTCTCAAGTGCCGCAAGAGGGGAACATTAATAGAACCCCTCCCCAGTGAGTAGCGTGAATGTGGTACACCCCTGATAACATCGTCATCAAGAGTACGGAAAAGAGCAGGATTGTCACCTACTTCCCCCTGTACCCACCAAAATGGCCCCTCACCGCCACGCGCATGCACAAACCTTCTGAATGCTTCGCGACAACACCAAGCACTCCCAACGAGACTCAACCCCGCAACTAAGCGGAGGAGAACACCAGTTAGGTTGGTATCGTCACTCAACAACGTCAGGCTTGAGACACGCGTACGGTGCCTCCTAAGACGGAACGCCACTCCGCCATTAGGTTTGCTAGTGTTCCCCTCAACGACCCGAACCCAAGGGGACGGGCCACCAAGAAGAGTACGCAGCCATGCCAGAACCGAACGAGCAAGCCCCGGTGGAAGGACTTTGGCCAAACTGGCAAGGAGGTTAGTGCTGCGCACACCACCAGCATAGTCCCCGCTCTTAGGGACTAGAGAGAATAGAGGGCTCGTCTGATTTGCC